GCACGAACAGCCGTTGCCGCCTCTGCATCTTTACGGGCTGTGTACGCTTGTTCCTGCTCTGCCTTGGTGACAGTCACACCCTCGTTATTAACGTAGTCAGAGAACATATCCCGTTCAACCCACGCAAAGACCCAGTTGCCGTTAGCGTCTTGAACAACACCATTACGACCGACTGACTTATATTCTCCAGATGGTGTGGGCGCAGGAGCCTCTAACACTGGGTCAATACCAAGGCTGTCACAGATAGCCGAAGTCCATACCCGTGGCAGGGATGTGTTGGGCATACTCTTGCGAATAGCCCCTTGTGATTTAACTTCGCCTGTTGAGCGATTACGATATTCAGACATGATTGATTCCTTTCGTTAGTCTGTTGAATTAAACTGACACGTCTGCGCCAGAGGTTACTGTGCCGTTGATGGTGAAATCTCCACCTGTGCCAGAGTTAGTGCCAAGTGCTGATGTGTCATCAAACTTCATATAGACAAGCGGTGTTGGTATGTCCCCATCCTCAATCTGTTGGGTTAGGTCTCTTGGATACCCTAGGCCGTCTACAAACTTGAGACGGTTGGCTTCTTGGGAAAAGTCAATGTAATCCTGCACTATATAGAGATTGCTTAAATCCCCTGAATAAAGATCACCACCTTCATCTGCTCCAATATCTGCTATATAAATATTATTTAATTGGGCGGCAGTGTTGGCGTATGTTCTCCAGTTTACAGTTGATGGGATTGCACCATCTAAATAAAAGTGACGTTTAGACGTAGAGGTTGTGTCTACGGAAAACAGCAGAATGTGCCAGTTGTTGGCGGTAACAAAGGATGAATCTGTCTGACCACTTAAAACCTCAGAACCATCTCCTTTTTGAATTGTTATACCAATATCGCCACCAACATCTTTAAATTCAAAAGTCTCATATGTTGGCCCATTAGCAAAGAACTTAAATAAATATTTATTGGTTGTATTAACCTTTTTTAAGGCTAAAACAACTGTAATCATTTTTGATGAAGCAAACCCCACATTGTCTGTTCTGGAAAGATGTGTATCAGTCCCGTTAAATTTAGCACTCCTAGCCAAAAACTCACTAGCGCCTCTAGCGCCTGTATAAGGCCCTGAGTTGACTGTGAAGTTTCCGCTAGTGCCTAGGTTCAAGCCAGCATTGCTTGCTTCAATCGGCATGGCAATCAAGGGCGTGTTGCCAGTATCAGCAAGAACTTTGCGAATTGGTATAGGTTTATTTAAATCACTATCCCAAAACGGATTATCAGAAGCAAGGTCTGTGTAATCTTTGCTTAAATAAAATTCGCCAAGATTACCTTGGTGGAAAGAGTTACTTCCAGAAGACCATCCAGCGCCTAATCTAGTTCTGCTTGTTGCACTAAAGCCAACAAAACTGTTTAAGTTGTAATAATTCCAAGTGACACTTGCTGTTTTATCTACGCCATCTACAAAAACGTGTCTTTTAGATGTATCAGACGAATCAAATGAAACGCTAATTGCATGGGTGCTATTGTGAGTAACAACAGTAGATGGAATATTTACAACTACGGCGTAATTAGAAGCGTTATTTAGAAGTGTACCTATTTGTAACCCGCCAGTTCCACTGGTTGTGAGTACATATATATTGTCATCTCCAGAAGCAATTTCAGAGTTGAATAATTGTTTATTTGCCGTTGTTGACGAATAACAAAAACTAATGGTTAACGTTTTTGAATCTGCTCCATAATTCCCTGCTCTATATAAATTATCACTGCTACCATCAAAATAACTAGCCACACAGTTATCTTGATTAGGCCCACGCCCTGATCTAGCCATTACACCATTAACAGTAAAGTCGCCATTAGTGCCAGCGTTGTTGCCAATATCCTCTGGGTCGTCCAAAGGTAGGTATATGATGGGGTTTAAGTCAGCCTGACCGTCTGCTGGTTTTAGATCGTCAGTGATGAATAAGCGGCGGTTGGCTACAACACTTAAGTCACGATAGGTTGTGTCTAAGAAGACATTAGATAAGCGACCAGCCCACGGTGCTGACGAACTGCTTACTGTCGCTGTTCCAGCTTGACTAAAACCAATTGCTGAATTTACATAAGAATTGTAGTTACCAGATACTAATACATCGTTAATGTAGACATACCTATTTGAAGAATTATTTAGATCAATGCTTATTAAGACATGATTCCATGAGTTTTTACTAATCGTAGTAACACTATCCCACCCTAAAATTGTAGAGTAGGTATCGCTATACCCACTAAATGTCAATACATTACCTGCGGGTACGTTATAACTTACCACAAATGTAGGGGTTTGAAAAATAGTGTCGCTATCTGAGCCATTCCAGTAAAACCAAGCGCTAAAAGTAAAAGTTTTTGAACTAGCGCCAAAAGTTCCGGCGGTGAAAAATTTACTCAGGTAGTCACTTGTACCATCAAAGTCAATAGCGTTGGCTAACTCACCAGCCCCACCGCCAACACCAGCGGCGGCTTGAACTACGTCACGTACTGCCATTACGCCATCCCCAATCCGAGGACAAAGCCTCTCCAAGTAGTGCCACCGTCTGAGGTAAAGAATGCCAGTGTGTCAACACCAGCGGCTGTCAGCGTGGGAGCCGTTGCCGCCGCCCATGTGACCCCTGAGAAGAACGTTAAGGCCGCAGAGCCACCGTTAGTCACCTCAAGCACAAATGCGCTTACAGAGCCACTAGAGGCCACGTTACTAACTGTTAGCGTTTGAGCGCCCGACAAGGTGTAGGTGAAGTAGTTGCCAGCAGACAGATCGATGTCGTTAGCACCCATTGCCACCTTGGTTTCTTTTAAACCAGTCGCCGTTGGTGTTGTTAGCGCCCCGTTTGTGGAGGCCGCCGCACCAAGGTTTGAAAGCGCAGTAGCGGCGTCAGATGCGCCAGTACCGCCGTTTGCAATTGCAAGGTCACCAGAGGCTGAGAACAGCGCGTCAATGGTGTCTAGGTCGGTGTTTATCTTGCCACCCCATGTGTCAGCACTAGCGCCGACTTCAGGTTTTGTAAGACTTAAGTTCGTAGTTGTGGTATCTGCCATTTTGTGTTCCTCTTACTGACGTTCTGACGCCAATGACCGTTCAAATAATTGGGCAAAAGCATTTCTGCCTACCGTCATTTGATCTACATTAAATCTTGCCGAGCCTAACTTGCGGTCAAGGTCTGCAATGTGGTTTGCTAACAATCGCTGTTCTGGTGTTAACTGCTCAAGATCATACTCAGTGCCGTCAATGACCGTTGTCTTCATTAGAACGTACCTTTCCAAACTCGAAATTTATCAAAGTCGCCTGACAATAACTTACGTTTAATAACGTCTTTCATTGCAGGGTCGCCCCACTTAATTCCAGCTTCCTTGGCCCACATTTCAACAATGTGTAGCGGTATCTCGCCTGCCAATCGACTCTCGCCGAACACGCCACCGTTCATATCCTGAATGGCTTTTGCGCGCTCAATGTATGCGTCGTTTTGATACTGCTTTTGTACGACGAACGTGCCGTCGTGGTTGTCAATAAACTTTTCACCAATCTTCATTGCGCCACCTGTTTTTTGTTTTCAGTGATTCAATAAAAGGCGGGGAGCCGTAGCCCCCCAGCCCTCACACTATCAAGAAGTAGCGTTGTCGAAAATACCGCCGCAAGATGCTTCATTTTTGCACACGAGAGTAAGTTCAGTTACCACTTGCCGTTTCGTAGAATCCCCTGTTTTAGCCAGTTCGATGTTCTTCGTTGGGCGCAGAACGCCAACAGCCCACATATCCTTTTGCATGATGAACACGTCACGTGAACGGTTCTCACGGGTAGGCATGAACTCAACCGTGCCCCAAGGAGTAACGTAGACAGCCAAGGACTTGATGACCTTTTCGTCGCCAGCCTGCACTTGTGAGCGCTGGTTGTTGTTACCAGTAAAGCCCAGTGCCACGTTCATCTGGAATGCAGACAGATACACCACGTCAGGACGGCCACCGCTCTCCCAGATTGACTGCATGGTGCTGTCAAAGCGGGCTTGCGTAAACGCCTCTTGTGTGCCGTCTGTACGTGCGTCAGTACCGTCGCCAGTAGCATCAGCACCGCCAGAGCCAAAAGAAGTGTTAGAGGTCAACCAGACAGGAGCGCCAGCCAACTCACGCGCAGTCGTGCTGTTACCAGCGACACGTGCGTTGTTGTCGAACAGGGCTTTCTCGATGTCCAATTTCTGCTCTTTTGCAACTTTCAAAACAGCATATGCCATCTCAGCGGCGCGGCCAGCTTTTTTCAAGCCAGAGTCGGTGTCGGCGATCGTGACCGCGTTTTTGAAAATTTGCGAATAATTGCCAAGACGGGTCGTAGCGGTACGTGCCTCTGCAACCGTGTCATCACCCTCGATGTGGGCGTTAGCGGCGCTTGAGCGCAACGCATCAGTCTGCCACTCATGGAAAGTGTTGGTTGCTTTTACTTTAGCTACGCTAGAGTAGAAAGGCGTCTCGCTGGGAGACACGTCATATATGATGTCTTCGAGACTCTCCCGAATGCCGACTGCGTCGTATGAATCAAATGTGTTGGTTGGCTGTGCCATGATAAATTCCTTTAAGAGTTAAACATCAGGCTGAGTGCATCTTCAATGCTCCCAGACTTTTTAAGGTTGGTCTTCTTCTGCAAAACATCCTTGTTGCTTTTCACCAGCTTCTTTGAGCCTGCCTTGATCGGTGTCGTTTTGGGACGTGCCGACTGAGCCTTCTCATCTGCTTTCTTCTTGCCACTCATAATCTCGCGGTACTTCATCGCATCACGCAACACGTGCAGTGCGCGACTCTCTACCACCTGACTAATCTCATCCGCCGTGTAGCCGTAAGCCGCGCCAGCTTGCACGATCTGATCCTTAAACTTGCCAGCGTGTGCTGGGTTTGCAAGTTCAGGAATAACGCTCTTCAGGTTTTCTACCTCCTGTTGGAGATATGCCTGTCGAGCCACCTGCTGTGCCTGACTCTGCTGTGCCGACAACTGCTGGAACTGAGCCTGCTGTTGCTGGTACTGCGCTACCTGCTCGTCATAGTTCAGTTTTGCTTCCATGTACCCAATTGGGTCGGAGTCAAAAAGTTCCCTTGCCGGAGCCTTTGGAGGAGTAGCAATCTGTCCACCTTGAATCTGTTGATACAACTGGGAGATCTGCTGTCTTTCATTCAATAAGGCCGCATAGACTTCTTCCGCTTGCTTTCGCTGGGCGGCGGCTTCCTGCATACCTTTTTGGACAAATTGTTGACCACTGTAACCTCGCTTCAACTCACTCAGGGTGACCTGTTTTTCCGTGCCATCAACTTTGATGGTGTAAACAGGTTCTGTCTTGTTGGCTTCGTCAGCGTCTTCTTCTTCGTCCTCCGCGTCGTCTTCGTCATCATCATCTGAGTCTTCTGACTCTTCTGAATCGTCTTCAGATTCTGCGTTTGCTTCCTCGGTGTCGTTGGTCTCTTCCGGTTCAGCTACTTCGTTAGTGTCGGTTTCTTCGTTTTCAACACTTTCAGGTGCAATCATAGCACTAACTGCACTCTCAATGCTACCGTCAAGTGCTACTTTTTCAGTCGTTTGATCCACGGTACTGATTCTTTCTCTTGTTTATCGAAAAACGCTTCTTCTGTCAGGACAGTGTTGAAGTACGTATCGATGTTGCCCAACGCACGAATAATGTCGTGCGCATCGACCAGCGCGTCCTGAGACGCCTCTGGATTCAAGAACAAGCCAACTTGCTTGTCCCGAATTGCTTGCATCACCTCTTGGAATACGGGGTCGTTTTGTAGTTGCCGTATCTTTGATGCTTGATCTTTGATGTTCAATTAGAACCTTCCGCCTACAACAGCTTGCGCTGGGGATTCTTGTGGATACCGGGGCTGGGCTTGCGCCGCTTTTACGCCAGCGACATCGACCGTGGTCTGGTATTGACCGTAGATCTTGGCCGCGTCAGTAAGTAACTCTTGATCCATCTTGTCGCGCTCACGGTCATCCTGTGCAATGGCTTTCTGCGCGTCAATCTGCAACTTGAGCATTTGCACCTCTTTGTTGGCTTGAGCCTTGATCTGCTCGGCTTGGATGATTGCCTGCGCCTGCTGGTCAACTGGTGGCTGTTGCTGTTGCTGTTGTGCCTGCTGTTGCAACATCTGCTCACGCTGTTCGTCCATTGGGGAGAAGTAGCGGTCAGCGTTGCGTACACCCTGCACAGCCAGCATATCTGCCAGTGTGTTGCGGATGTTCGTCATAGTCACCAAGCCGTTGTTCGAGCCGTACCCTTTGTAGACCTCCATTTGCAGTTGTAAAGCCTGTGCAAGCGCCGCAGAGCGCTGATCTTCCCGACCAGTACCCAGTCCTACGTTTGCAGTTACATCCATCTTGGCGTTCCAATAGCGTGGGTCAACGGGCTGGTACTGACCGCCTGCCATACGCATCATCACAGCCTCATCAACGTTCTCGACCATCAGCTTTAACATCAGCTTGAACAGACGACGCATACCGCCCTCTGCCAAGTTACGCGCCATAACCTCGACCTGACCAGCCGCCGCTTGTATGGTGGCGTTTACAGCCGCCGCAGTAGTTGACTGCATAGCATCAGGGTTTAAGCCGCTAGACGCCTTTGTGACGCCTGTCTTGGACTCAATCTCAGCGTCCATGTACTGGATGGCAACCAGTGTCTGACCAGCCACAAACGGCACAGCCAAGTCGCGCACCATGCCGGGCGCTTTTGTACGGACAATGCCGCCAATCTCATTGTTAAGCAAGTCATCGATGTTTACCTGACCGTCAACGATCTCACGTTGTGGGCTGTTAGTCAGAGCCACGTTGTCCAGAACACCGCGCAACATCATTGTGCTGGCGTCCTGTTCGTTCATCAGCAGGTCGGCGATTGAGCGGCCAAAGAACGTGTGTGGCTCTGGGTCGATCTCAAACACGGCAAACGGTACTTCACTGCAAGGCTCAACGCTCAACAGTTGGTAGTCATCGCCACCCATAATACAACGTTGCATCTGGGCTACACCCGTGCCGTCAACGTCAATCTTCATGTACGCCTCGGTGATCGCCACCAAGCGCATAGACGGGTCTTGGACGTTCTCTTGCGTGTAAGCGGTGTCATACCCCCTACGCTCAAATTCTTCTTCGTTAGCGGTCGTGTCAGCCGTGCTGAGACCCGTTAGTTCTGAGACCTCTTCAAAGTCAAAGCCCATTGCTACAACGTCGCTGACTCGCATCTGTGTGCGGTGTGCAACCACATACGAATCTTCAATGCGCTTTGCACCACGGTCAACAAAGAACTCTTCTGGCGGCACTGACTCAATGCACATATCGCCGCGCTCTGTCGAACGTGAGATCTTTAGATCATGGCGTGGCATCTCCACCTGCATACCCATTGGGTCAATTTCCATTGACATGGACACAGAATGCTCTAGCACGTCAACGCCGTCTTCATTGACAATGACCGAATATTCTTGGTCGTTTAAAGCGTTGTATTCGTAGATCTCTTGATCGGTGTAGGTATCCCAGTAGGCTTTGACAACGCCGACCTTTTTGACCAGTGCGTCGTGGAATGCATCATTGATGATGCGGTAACCACCAAGTTCATTGAACTTGTATTGCATATACTTGGTCGCCATCTCAGCAAACTGCACGTCCTTTGGGCCAGCAGGCACATACTCCACAGCACGGTCTGTTGACAAGAACACGCGCATCAGGCTGGGCTTGATGGCTCGGACTGTGTCGCGCACCTTGGTCGCCACAACAGTGCTACGACCCTCTTCTTCGCCGATGTCTACTTCGCCATCAAAGTAACGTTGTGAGCGGATGCGATCAGGAGCAATCTCGCTCTCGACAAAATCAACAGCATCCATCAATGCCTCGCGGACAATGCCGTTGATCTCTGTCTCTGTCATTGGCGTTGGTTTACTCATTTATTGCGCTCCAAGTTGGCTAATTAAACCGTCGGGTTGTGAGGCTTCAAACACAGATGCGCGACGTGCGCCCTCTGCCCCCGTTAGGACGATCTTGCCATATTTGTTTATTAACCCAGCCAGTGCCGTTTGGTCTGTTAAAGCCTTGCGAACCACCTCTGGGTTGTCAGACATTGCAAGATCAAGAACTTGCATACGCTGTGCATCAGTCAACATCGGAACCTCTTGTTTTAGCAAGCGAGATGCAGATTGCAACAACCCAAACATATTTCCAGATGTAATGTTGGCAACATCGCCAAGAGACATAGCTGTCCCAGCGTTATCCATCTCCTGTCGTAAAGGCGTTGTAATTGACCCGGCTTCTGGGCGCACTTTTTTTGCAAGGTCAGAAGTTTCACCTGCAAGAGCCAGTTGCTTTTGCAGTCTAACAACGTCATCGTCATCAAGGGCGACCCGCAAAGCCGCTCCCATCTGCTTGTCTGGATCTGCCAAGTTTGCAAACGTTGTTCCAGTACGTCGTGCCTTGTTGCGAATGCTATCCATCACGCCAGCCTTAAATGCCTTGTACTTTTCTGGAGACTTTTTAAGTTGCTCAACTAATATTTCAAGCTCATCAACATTTGATGTTAAAGCCTTACGACCTTTGTCAAATGCCTCTGTTGCGCCTTTAATCGTCGCCCAGCTTGCCCTCGTCCTCTTTAGTTCATCAGACGTGCTATCTATTAAGGTACGCAGACCTGACTCTTGATCCTTTAAGACCACGCCAAGACTTCCCTCTCCACCCCTAAAGGCCGCTTGCGTTTCTTCCGATAACGCGCCACGGATCTTCTCAGCGTCTTCCAGCGTTGGCGTCCGGTTCATTACAACCTTGCCGTCTTTAATTGAATATGGCGGGATCTTGCCTTGTGCGCCGTACAAACGATCTAGACGGGCAACAACACTTGGCAGGCTCTGCACGGCAGATGTTGTCTGATTTACTAAGTCCTCTGAGGCGATGCCAGAATTTCTGAAAATGTTTTTGTAGGACGCAGACTCGGCGTCAAGCAACTCTTGCTCTGTTCGCTTAAACCCACGAACAACGTTCTCGTCCATATTGGGCGCAAGGCGCTCCATTAGTGCAGATTCAGCAGTTCTGCCAGTCTCTTGAGCGCGAGATTTAGTTTGATCTAAAACACGGCGACCAGCTTTGCCGCCCTCGGTAGCATAACCCTTTAATGCAACCATTAGGCTCATGTTGTCTGTCATCAATCGACCGGACTCAAGGTCTGCAATAATTTCTTCGACAGGCTTTTTAGACTGTCTTTGCAGTCTCTGTAACTCGGCTTGGACAGCATTGCTTGCCTTGTCCCCAAATTTTGACTTAGCCCAGTCAACTATTCCACCGGCTTTAGACGCAATTTGACGCCCACCAAGAACCAAAGCAGGAGAAAGAACCGCGCCAGTTATTGATCCGGTAGCCGCGTCACCCGCCATGCCGCCGACAGTTTTGCTTTCGCTAGTGCCAAGACCAGTTAACCCACCCTCCACCGCGCCGATGCCAGCAAGCCGACCCAAAGCCGCTGGAGCGGCCGTGCCACCAGATGCGACCACAGCGGCAATAGTTGGAATGATGGCTCCAACAATTTCGGAGGTGATTGCCGTGCCGGGGTTTTCTTTTTTGAAGTTGGCAAGTTTTTGTCTTATTTCGTCACGAATAGCTTCGTAACCTTTGTCTTCTCCGATTCCAAGCGCTGATGCCGCCGCACGTACTCCAGCCTCAATCTCTTCTGCAAAACCAAAAGTTGCGCCTTGTGCAAGGCTTCTTATCATTTGGCTGTCAGCAGGCGCTTTTGGCTCCATGCCAAGCATTGCCAACTGTTCCGCAGAAAGACCTGATGATTGCTGTTGACCGCCACCAGACAAGATAGACAGTTGCGCTGGATTAAGAGCCATTATTGCCCTCCAATAAATTTTTCTTGCATATCAGGCGAAAGCCTTTTAAATGCGGCAATCTGATCTGGCGTCATTTGGCTCTGCAATTCTGGTGGCAACTGGACGCCGCCGCCATAACTAGGAATAGGCGATTCGCGCTTCTTACTTGTTCGGCGCTGAATATACTCGTTGTATGTGATGCCACTAGATAACTCTCGCGCATCTTGCATCAACTGGTTGTACAGTTTTTCTTGCGCGTTAATTTTGTCTTGGATGTGTTCTTGCAGGGCGGTTCCGCTTAAAGATGTATCCAAACCAGTTGAAAGAGCAAGGCTAAGTTCTTTTTCGCTCAATGCGCCAAATGTTGCGCTGTTAATAATATCAATACCAAGACCATTTGCAATTGCCCTTAGTTCTGCTGTTGCTGAGTTAAACGACGGCAACAAAGATCTAATTACACCAGTCTGAGCGCCGCCCTCTCTAACTAAGTCACGGGCGCGTGTTAGCTTTCCAATCTGCTCACCAAGTCCGCTTGCGCGACCAAATACTGCCGCACCCTTTTCAGATGCCATTTTTATGCCAGCCAAGTTTAGCTGTCCCGACGCCTCCCTGCTTGCAATGGCGCTTGGAGTCTCTCCAAATGCACCCTCAACATCAACTCGTTTAGTCGTGCCTGTGGATGGGTCAAATACAACCTGATAAATCTGACCGGTGCTTGTATCCGTCTGTACACCGCTTGCTGTTGGACTTGCCTTGCGTGCGTACTTGGCTTGGATGATCTGAGTCAAGACATCTTTTGCAATAGCAGGCTGTGCGGCCACCATTTCAGCCGCCTCGTTCTCGCCCATGTTGCGTAGCTGGGTAATCACGGCTTGAGCCGTTTTGTTGCCCTTTGCCAACTCACCAGCAGTCTTGATGCGATCACCAAGGACTGCCGCTAAACCCTGATCTGGATTTAAGCGCATTGAGTTAAACCCTAGCGCCAGAGAATTCCAAAGATTTGCGTTGTCATACCAAGGCGCATCCCCAGTCGGGGACTGAATGTTGCCAGACCTCATCTCGGGAAACTGAGTTTGTTGTGATTGAGCCGCTGGCGGCACAGTCAGAGGTCGCAGTTCAGGCGGCTGAGCCTGCACGGTCGCCACCGGGTTTTGCCCCATCATTGGAAGTTGAGTTAGTTCCTCAGTAATTTTCGGTCTAAGGCTTTGCTGTAAAACATCAAGTAACGTTGGTTTTGCCATTATTTAACCTCACGCAAAAGCGTTAAAAACCATGTCGTAGCGAACTTGCTTGTAGCCGTCAGGCGCAGTAGACACAGCCTCTGGCATAACCACTTCAACCTCTTGAGCCAGCACACCGACCTCTGGCGTAGTAACACCAAGAGCCTTTGCCTTATCGTTCCACTTCCAGCGGTACAAGCCAATCTTGTCGCTTAATTGGCCAATCTTTGTAATTGCGTCTTTTAAATTAATGTCTGACTTTACAGCACCATATGTGTTTGCACCAAGAGTCAAATAGTCAAACAGACCGGGGTTTTTGGTGTTTGTCTGAGTCATTGGCGTTGGGGTTACGCCAAGGGCTTGAGACATATAGCCGAGAGACTGTCCCGGTGCATTCTGCATACCCGCGTACTGTGCTTGAGCGCGATCCAAAACCATCTGGTTGATGCCCTGCTCTAACGCACCCTGTTGCATAGCCTGATTCTGAAGATCCATGCCCATGCCAAAGCCAAGGTTTGATGCGCTACCAAGTTGTCCAGCCGCCGCTAGACGTTGCTGTGAGCCAGCAAGGTTTGCGCTTTGGTTTGCTAGTGACGCTTGCAATTGGTTCCCAATATTAAATTGAGACATATTGTTACGCGAGGCTTGGTTCGCCAAGTTAACTTGTTGCGCAAGCTGTGCGTTTGTCATCCCAGCCTGCAAGCCCGTGCTTTGGTTTGCAAGGTCTGCCTGCATACGTGACGCAATGTCTTGGCCAGCAAGTTGCTGTGCATTCTGGAAGCCAGCCTGACGCAAACCTGAAGCTGTACGTGCGGATTGGTCTAGGTAGTTTCGACCAAGTTCTGATTGCATCAAAGCCTGACGTGATCCACCAAAAGCGCCTGCACGGGTAGCTTGTGCATTCAACTGCATCGCCTGCATTTGACGCGCACGGTCTAGGTCTGACAGTGACTGGTCAACGACTTGTGACTCGTATGGGTTTGTATACGCCGACAGGTCTGTGTCAGCAATCTGCCCAGCGGCAACTCGTTCAGCATTGATCTTGTCAACGTAGTTGGCAATGTCTGCCGTACCAGTGCCAGCGCTAACCATCATTGGCTGGAATGATGTCTCACCAGCGGCTGTGTTTACAGCCCTGTTTATGCCACCAGCCGCCGTGTTAAATATATTTGGTTGCTGGGGAGATTGTGGCTGTGTTGAAAATTGCGTTTGCGCCGACTGTGGCGCATTTAATTGTGGAGATTGTGGCTGTGTTGAAAATTGCTGAAGCAGTTGCATCGGCGTCGCAGATGGCGCATTCCTATTTCTATTTATAAAATCATCCCCCGGAGCCGGAGTGTAAGAGCCTCCGGGGAAAGTGTTAACACTCAGTTGACGTTTTTGCTCGTCTGTAAGTTGTGGTGGTTGCACCCCAGATGGTTGACCACCGCCTGCCGCTATTCCACCAGTGTTTCCTGCGCCTGCCATAATTTATTCCTTTTTACCAGCCACCGTGAGAAAAGCCGCCAGCGGCATTGCCGCCACCAGCGCCTACCGGCCCGCCACCAACACCGACTCCAGTGCCGCCGTCGTTAAATCCGCGACCGTCGTTTGTGGTGTGTGTGCTTAGATTAACAACAGGAGCGCGTGCATCCCCCGGAGTGCCGCCAATCATTGCGCTTAAAAGACCAGCCATAGATGTTATGCCAGAACCAGATTGCTGAGTGCCGCCCAAGCCATTATTACCACCATCACCATAGCCACCAGCGGCCATTACACGGTTGTAATAGGTCGGGTCATACATGGAAGAGGCTGGATTTAAGCGGGGATCTGTCTGTGTAGAACCCTGATTTGCGGCCGCTGTTGCGTCAGATGTTGACGCCATTGCTCGGTTATAGCGCTCCATTTGAGCGGGATTACGTCTGGCCAACTCAGCAACAGCTTGGTCATAAAGGTTGCCAGAACTATACCCAGTAACGCCACCCATTGTGGTTTCCCTTGGCAAATACCCCTCTGGTTGCATTTGTGCAAAGGCGCTTGAACTAATTAACTCACGGGGAGTTCCCAGATCTTGAGCCGTATATTGCTCGTTACGCGCTTTTGTAAACGTTTTTTCAAAATCATCAGGACTTAATGCGCCAGAATCTAAGTGACCAGTCCAGTAATCAATCTCACCTTGCCCAACTTGATTGCCCGTGCGGTCAGCACGTGCATACATATCTCTGACTAAAGATTGATTTGTCGGGGGCTGACTTGGTTGGGTTTGTTGACCCATCATTGGCTGGCTCTGGGATTGTGCCCCAGCAGGAGCCATACCAAAGGCTGACATAGCGCCCATTGTGTTCTGCATTGCAGACTTTTGCATCGGACTTAATGACGCGACCTCTGGGCCGTAATACGGCATATACCCGATTTCACCCGCTAAACGGGCTTTCTCAAGGTTTGCCTTTGCAGGGCCTTCAAGCCACTCTGGAATCTGTTGTGCCGCTGTTGTGCTTCCGCCTTTGCCACCACTCATAATTAAATCTCCACGCTCATAGTTGTGAACTTTTCTTGCCAACCCAAATCTTTTAGGGCTTTAACCCAACCCTTGCGCCCCGCGAGGGTCATTGCGGAGCATCCATTCAGCTTGGCAAAGTAAATGGCCGAGTCGCTGAATTCGCGGATTTGGTCTAAATCCCCACCAGCCAAAAAGATGTGAAAGACCTTTTTGCGTGGGTACTCCAAAATCTCGGTAACCATACAGCCTTTTGGTGCATTCCAGAACTGCATTGTGCCAAGTTTAACACATTCAACTACATCTTGGAATAGGTGCGTACCACCAGAAAGTGCTAACGCCGATTCTAACCAAGGACGGCATCTTTCCAGTTCCGAGTCCAAGTTGTCTGTCATTGCCTAAGTCGTGTAATCGCCAATGTAACCGCTGGTGATGATGGCGCAAAAGCCGTCGCCGCTGGCGCATCAATCCACAACGTCAGGTCGTCCACCGCCCACATTGCTTGCAGGTATGACCCAGCAGTCATCGGGAAAGCCGCAGAACGACTCATAACGATATGGTGGCCATTGTCTGACAATGTAACCTTGATTGTAGAACCGGGCACGTCTACGCCGTCAATTCGAGGCCAAAACCAGCCGCTTTTAGCGCTTGAAGAACTGGACAGCAGTTCAACTGCGAAAGCCAGCAAGTAAACACCATCTTCCTCAAACACGATCTTAGTGTTATCAGTAGGGTCTAGCGCAATGCCAGAATTAAAAGACGGGGCGTCCCAGCCAATGGCTTGAGCCGTGTTGATAGCCGTGGCCACTTGCACTGTTGTGCGGCTCAATGAGGCGTAACCATCAGCAAGGATGATTTGACGGAACTCGCCGCCTTTAGACACTATAGGGTAGCCAGCGCGATCCCACAACAAAATACCGTCATCAGCCGCAACGTCAGACGGCAGTCGTGTGGACAGTAATGTGCGGATGCGCGACAGGTACGTGTTTAAACGCTCACCCCAAGGCTTCCAGTCAGCACCAAACGGTGGCGGAGGCATCCTCATCGCTTACCGCCCTGCGAGACATCAAGACGCATAATCCCAGCGCGCCAATCTTTAAGCGCCTCGCCCTCAATCCTGACGCGAACCTGACGACCAGTAACCCGCACACTTGTCGGTGATGATAGCGGATAAGGGCCGTACTCACGCTCGGTGCTGTTTGGGTAGAAACGGCTTTTGAGTTTAATTTTTGCCTCGCCCTGAGTCGCCTCATCTGGAATGATTTGTGTGACGTGCATCACATTGTCGCCAGCCCCAATGTTAATTGGCCCACTCTCCACAAAAGCAACGCTATCACCAAAGTTGTGACCTTGCTCATGGTTGTATGCGTTCCCGTCGGCGTCAAACCAAACAGGCGTTGTCAAAGCCCCAGAGTCAAAACCAGCCGTCCTACTTATTGAGCCAACAGCCCAGATGTTTTGAGTGTAGTCATACATGACATAGCTGTCGTTTTCCAAACTACCAGAACTGGGGTAGAACCACCAAACCTCGTTGTACTGTCCATTGTGGACGGCGTAAGTCTTACTGATTTGACTAATGTTTATGTTTTTGAACACATAGTCCGAAACTTCGCAAACTAAGGTCTGGACAGATGAGCCGTTAAACACAAAGAAGTTCTCTTTGCTCATCCAAAACGCACCCTCACCCACCGACACTAATGACTTGCGAGAAACAGCGCCACAGGACGTTCCAACGCGCTCAAAGCCGTACACAGTAGGTGGGCCTGCATAAGTTGCAATATGCGCGTCAGCGGTCGTTAAAATCAGTGTACGACCACGCATACGAACACCACAAACAATTTGACCACTTGTTTGCAGTTCAATGTCTCCAGCCTCGTTGGTGGCCGAGGGAGTCCAGTCTGTGTTGTCTTCACGATTGCACCACTGAACTTTCCGAGGGTTGCCACCAGCCCCGAAAGCAAAGATAAATCGCTCATCAGTAACCAGCATTGCGTCACAGTTAATTGGCGCGTTGGCAAGCACCTCGGCAACACCACTGAAATCCCACTCGTACAACTTACCGTCGTCAGGTGAACAGGCAACTAAGTATTCACCCCAGTTGTCCAAAGACCACGTTGTGGCCTCCTGAAACACCCCGCTATCTGGGCGCTCTACGCCATAAAATCCAGTGCCAAAATAATTACCGCCATAGCCAAGGTTCACAGCGGCGTCAATGCGTCCACCAGTCAACCCCACGGGAGTAATGTCTGTAACAGTACCACCAGCCGTTACACTGTACAAGGCGTTATAAGATCCGATTGCGTAGCGTGGATTGTATAAATTATCAACCCATGCGTGAGCGCCACGGGGTGGGGAAGCAGAGATCTCTTCTGCTCGCAAAGTCCAGCCACCAACCGGGCGCAAAGACTTATCCTGCCAGCGAATCAGGTTTGATTTATTCCAACGCCCTGTCGCCTCGTAGTCAGTGCCGTGGTTGTAGACGCCTTGCGGTAATTCAAGTTTTACAAATGCCATTTTTTACCTTATGCCGCTATTTTTGTCCAAACATCACTAGCAGGCGATATTGGCGTCCAAGTCTCAGAGGTGACAAGTATTGGAACCCACTTCTCCCTACCAATTGCGCTGACAGATGACGTTAACGACGTTGCGCCGCTTGTTAGCCTGATCCTAAGGATCTGAGGGCTTACAACAGACTGAGCCTGTATTGTTGCATTGCCAACCACCGAGAAAACCGCGTTAGCCGTGATTGATGCAACAGCGCTTGGGCTTGCGCTAACCTGCCTAATACGAATGGCGTCATCGCCAGCAGTAACAGTTGCTGTGGCCGCCATTGCGGAACTAGCACCTCGGATAACAAAGCCGCTGGCGGTCGAGTTAACAGACGTTGCCGCAACGATTGTCTGGAAGTTGGCGTAGTCGTATACCCCAGCGCCATATACAGACGTGCCGTAAGCAAACGCGCCAATCTCTTCCAGTACAAACTTTTCGCCAACAGATGTCGTTACGGTTGTGCCGCTTGAAACAGCACCAGAAGTAAAGACGCCAACAGCGGCGGCCGATACCGTAGAAACGCCGTCTACTTGGCTATCAGTTTGCCGTATACGGACAACGCCGGATGTGCCCGCAGATTGCGGTGATATTTGTGCCGCAATATTTGCGGTCAACCCGCCTAAAGCCGTTACGCTGGCGCTTGCACTAATCGCCGCCGAACCAACAAGAACCCTTACTGGGGCGACAGAGACAACAGCAGACGCGCTGACAACAGCAGGTAACACATCAACGCCGAATGAATCAGCGCCGTATGTGTTCGTGCCGTAACTGTATCCGCTTAGGTCAACTGTTGCCACGACTCTTTATCAGTCGAGCGTAATGTCCAGATCACCAGTTGGGACGCGGAACACGTCGCCAATCTCAATTGACTTGGAACTTGTCAGCGCGGCATATGCCAGCAGGTTACCAGACGTACTTGCGTCATAAACGCCAACGTGAGAAACCGTGCCGTAGTTCGCAGTAGCAGTTGCGTACTCAACAGCCGCAGTGTTGCTGGCCGTGTTGCCAGTCACCGTAAAAGCAACAGACTGGCGCACATAGCCGCCACCAGTTACTTCTGTGCCGCTACCGTCTTCAGCAGGGTTTGTTGTAAACAACGCCAAATACAGTGTGCCAGCCGCTGTGTATGGCGTAGCGCCGAAAACGTGACCTAAGACTTTTGTCTCAAGATAATTACTAAAACTCATCCTAAACCCCTTACTTTTGGTACTAAAGAAACGCCGCTGTATTTAGCGTATTGTGATGCCTCATTCAATCGGACAACTGAAGATGAATACAACTGCGCCCACACTGCGAGCCTTGCATCATCTTGTAGGTAGGGCGCTGAATGAACCAGTGATCCATACAAGTAAACGTCAGGAGCCGCAGTTAGTAACCAGTTTGTAGCATTTGAGGCTAAAGCTGGCACTTCAGCGTAGTATAACAGTTCAACATCAGTGTCTGCAATGGGCGTTGGGTATAAATGAAATTGCCCAGCCTCCAAGGTATACAGCGCAGGCGTTCCATACTGATCGTTGTTGACAGCACGTAAGTCGGCCATTGTGGTCGAGTTAGTCATCTTGATTGGGGATGTGCCATTGCCCACAACATTGAAACGCAACGTCTCTACCCAATCAGCAGGGACTTGCATATACGCATCGCCAGCAGACTGCTGACCATTGGATCGTGACTCCATTCTCCAGTGCCGGATGTCTCGGTTAACCGTAGATTCGCACAACGACACAAACGTCGGAATGATCGACGTAAGGTCGTCTCGGTTAAGCGTATCTGCAATAGTTGTTTGCAGGTTCGTGTAGTTTGTTATCGCCATGTTTTCACCACTTTACTTTGTTTTCTGCTAATACCCGCGCGGCAGACGATTCTTTGGTTGCCATCACTTGCCCATCATTCTTAAAAGCCCATCGGCAGGCTTTTTGCCCAACTTTGAAAACGGGCTTTCGTACCAAGGCTCGTCGTCGTAAATAGTTTTATAAAAGTTGTTTTCGTCTCCAACAAGACCAGTACCCTCGTATGAAATAATTGGCGCCGCCCTTGTTGGGTCTTTTCGCTTCAGCGCATCTTCCATCGCGTAGGTGTAATTGATGACGGGCACGTCGTTATAAAACGCCTTTGCAGACGCATAGGGTTCACCAGTCATAGCCCCGTAAACATCTTCTGCTGTGCCGATTGCATCCAGAAGACCCTTGCCCTGTCTGTACTTCGTGTACAAAGGGCCAAGACCAGTCGCCCATGCGCCAGCCATCTTAGCCAACTCATAGGCGTTATCTGAGTTAAATATTGGGTGGCGCTGTGGGCGCTCTTCTGGCAGGCTCTCAGGCATTACTTGCTCTTAGCTAGGCATCTACCTGCCTTTTTGCACAGCGCAGGAGCAGGACACTTTGCACAAGGCTTGAATGCCTTAACGGGGATCATCTTCTTGGTAGCCATTACTTCTTCCCTTTCTTCTTCACGGTTTTTGCCGCTTGCTTAAATGCCTTAGCAGATGGAGCGCCCTTGGCTCCAGCCTTTTTCATCTTCTCGCCAGAGCCGTCCTCAATGCGCTTGCGCTTGGCGTGGATGTTGGAATAGAGACCGGACTTCATTTCTTGTTTGCCTTTGCGCGCATATTACGCTGTGGCATGGCTCGACCCGCTTTGCTCATGGCAATAGCAACCGCCTGCTTTTGAGGCTTGCCAGACTTCATCTCAGTCTTGATGTTCTTGGAAATGGTCTTGGCGCTTGAGCCTTTTTTGAGCGGCATGGCTGAACCCCATTAAAAAATAGTCAATTTTGATTATACAGACAGCTTAATATCTAGGCAATACCCTTTAGGTTACGCTTGATCGGGTCGCCCCAGCTTGATGTAACCCTGTGGCCGACAGCCAAGTATCTAAACGCATCAGAGCCGTGAGACGCCCAATCGTGAGACGGTCTAGATCGCCACACCTTGCCGTTGTCGTCGTATTCCCTGTGGTACTGCCTCAGTGCGTCAATACCGCGCTCACAGCGCTCTGCATCGAACCAGCAGTTGGTCAGCATTGATCTAACCGATTGGATGCCGTCGTCCACCATCAACTGCGGCGCAACAGTAATAGGACGCGCCCCCAAACTGTCCAGCACTTCCATGCGGCTTTTCCCACTGCCGAGTTCACGTACTCGCACGTCGTGTGGAAGTATGTGATTGCCGTAAATGTAGCCTTTTTCGTTAAGGACGCGCATATAGTGATCCAGCCCCACACCGCTTGACTCGTAGTAGTCAATGAGCCTGACCTCCGCCCCGACGTGCTGTGCGAACCAGATAGCCGTCGAGTCACCGATGCCCAAGTCCCACGCAGTCGTAACAGGTACGGATGGAGCATATTGCACAGTACCAATACGCCCTTGATCTTTGCAATCTCGCATCTCAGTAGCGTAATACGCACCCTCAGCGTGAACCAGAAAATCGCCCTCCCAAACGTGGTCATAAATGTCTGGCCTCTTCCTTTTGTCTTCTTGGCGCTCACGCTCTAACACGTCAGGGAACCAAGGGTTGTCTTTCCAGTTCATATCCACAACAACAGCGTCATCAGGCGTTTGCTCAACGAACCGCTTATGTGTGGCGCTCTCTTTGCTCTCAGGGTTGTACGTCACCCAGATCTCTGAGTTGTCTTCTCGCACCGTTGGTATCAGCTTACGCCATGCTGTCTCACTAACGGTCTCCGCCTCGTCAATCCATGCAACCAATATCCGAGCCTTGGACTTTAGGCTGTCCAGCGACCGACGCAGACCAGCGAACGTGTAGCTAATCATCCCGTCCTTAGACCTGACAAACTTGTCGCCCAGTTCGTAATACTCTTCCAGCCAAGGCACACTGCGAATGGCCGCCTTGACCTCTTCCAACGAAGAGTCTTCCAGCGAGTTCATAAACTCACGGCCACAAAGTATCTGACCACTTTTGCCCTCTTTGCCCCACTGGTAGCCTCTAACAGCCGTCATCAGTGCAAACGTGCGAGTCTTTGCGCTACCCCGCCCACCCTTTGCAACGCGATACCGAGCGTCCTTTGTAAAGACGGGTATTAGCTTTGGTGGGATCGTTAACTGCGCCTCACTCATCTGGGCCAACCAAGCGGATAGTCACAGGCTGGCTCGTTGGAGTCATTGAGCCGTCGCTGGACGTTGCGTCCACCTTGTCTGAGTATCCATGCTTGGTCAAGATCATCTTGGTGATCGACGCATTGAAGTGCCCCATCAGACCGTTTCTGATGAGTTCGTCTTCTTGTTTTGCCAGTAGCTGTGTGTAAATGTGAGAAAACTCTTCTTTATCGTTGTCTCTTGCCCATGCTTGCAATGTCTCACGGGCTATACCAAGACGAACAGCCAGCCCAGCAATGCTTGGCAATGTGTTGTAGTCAGTTAGGTATCTGTGACACTCTTCCAGCAGTTCAGGCGTGTATTTTGTTGGCCTGCCGCCAGCGTGTTTTGTTGGTTCTGTCATGTTGTTCTCTCTGTAAAACAGGTGGAGATGACTGTTTGGTTATTGTTGTCTTTCGCCAAACTGGTCAAGTAAACCGCCAGCCCCAATGCCGACGGGAATAAGTGGTGCGGCTTGGAATAGCGGTACACCCTTGTCTTTGCCACCAAGAGCCTTACGCATCTCTGGTGTGATCTCTATGTAACGGACTGGCTCTTTAAATTTGTTTTTTAGACTTGGGTTTAGTTCGACCAACTCACTCCAAGTGATTTGCCCATTTGCGTATTTTTGACCACCAGTAAACTCAAGCACCTCAGATGCACTTTTTGGCGCTTGTGGAATTCCACCTTCACTTACCTTTGCGCCATACTTCTTGGCAAACTTTTCCAAGTATTTCGGGTATGTCTCGTCGTAATACTTCTTCATGCCCTCGCCGCCAACTTGAAGATCAAGCCCAGTAATTCTGGCTGGCTTGTTTGGGTTCTCTTTTAGCTGTTGCAATACTTTTTTGGTTGCATCTTTACCAACATATTGCTCAAGTTCTTCTGGGTTACTGGTGCGCCCTGTGTACACAAGGTCGTCGTTCTTGCCGTAAACATTGAATGATTGTGATTCTGGGTTATATATGACCCGATCCACTTGCTTACTCAGGTCGTAACGCTCTGCCTGTCGCGCCCCAGTGGTAATACCAACCCGATCTTGACCAGCGTCTATGGCATCCTTTACAGCCTTACGTAGTGCTGTTTGATACCAAGTCTCTTTCATTGGAGCGTCTGGGACATTTTTTGACCGGGCTAAAAATTTGTCAGAATCTAACCTCTGTTGTGCAATGTTTATTGCACCATCTTTTGTACCACCCGGATTTACATCATTGGTGACATAGGTTATTTCATTACCATCTTGGTCAAAAATATTCCACCCTGCGTAATCTTGCTCAAAACTTGAGGGTATGCGTTCCTTGTTTGAACGCCGATAACCCTTTTCACGCCCAGCTTGATGCCAGTCTGACTGCACCTCTTCAATGATGCGCATATTCTTGCCGTCAGCATCCACAAAGTCTTGTGTGCGGACGTGAGCCATTACGTTTGGCTGATCCCAGTGAGATGACTTGTATGCGTCAGTAGTGTGATACTCAAAGTATTTATTTAAAGCATCGCTCTCAGTGTTGCCGCTTCCATAACGTTCACCAGACTTATCTACCACAATGTACTTTTGAGCATTAGGCGCAGTGCTTGGGTTTTGCATAACCTTGTAACCGCTAGGCAACTCGCGCTTTGTTGGCAACGTCAGCAGTGTCTCTTGGTAGTTTGTTCCACCGGGTAGTTTGTATTGGTCGTAACGTGGTGGGTTGCTCATGCCTTGACCTTGCAGGTCTAGCTTTTCGGCGCGAGTATTTAAAAACTCAGCTTCACGAAAATACTTTTCTGCTGTTTTTTTACGCCCCTGACGTTGCGCACGTTGAGCAGACAACGTTGCTTGTTCTGCGGCATCATACAAACTTTGTGTTGTGCTTTGATCTCGAACGTTGAGTAATTTAATTAACTCATTGTATTTTTCTTCACCAAATGAAGGGTCATCAATCGGGTGCTGTTTAAGAGACCTATATTCGGACTCAAGTTCAGTTAAGCGATTTTTGTCAAATGGCTCTGATCCACCAAGCCTAGACTGTGAAAGCTCAACTTTATTTTGACCAATGTAGTCAATTAGTTCTTGTTTGGTTGCCTTTGGTTTGTCTTTGAAAGCGTCAATCAGACCAATGGCATCCATTTCGTCTTTCTTGACATCTGGGGCTTTCATTAACTCATTCAGCAAGCCCTGACCAGTGCCGTCGGTCTTTTCAAGGTTTAAAGCCGCTTGCTCAACAGCAGAATAAAACCCTGACTCAGACACTGGAGCCATAACCATTGGTTTTTGTACAGCTTGTTGTGCAGGTGCTTTGGGTCTTGGTGGAACACGTGCCACACCAGCAATAGCTTTGTCGCTTAGTGCTGACCTTACAGCCTTTGGATTGAATGCAACCAGAACGTCTGTGGGTTGCATTGACGCCTCTGTCGCCATCCTGCCGCCCTTGACATCAATGACGTTTTTAAACTGAACGCCATCAAATCCACGGTCTTTGGCAATACGTGCTACTTGGTCGGTTGTGACCGTTGGTGAAGACAGCTTCACCCCCAGAGCGTCATCAACTGCCTTTGATGGAATCTCGCTCCAAAGGCTTTGACCAGCATCAATGACTAGTGGGTTTCTTACATCTGGGTAGGCGGGTGAAACGTGCCCAAGCCCTTGAGAGCCAGTGTATGAACTAGCCAAGTCGGGGCTTTTTGACATCCACAAACCAATGTCGCCAGATTTGCTTGCCGCATTGACACCAGCAGAACTCAATGGTTCATATTTGCTTTTTGCGCCACGATAATACAACTCAGGCAAACCAGCTTCATCAACGATCTTGGTCTGACCCATGACCTTTGCCGCCGCTTCTGGCGGGAGCATATTCATGTTGAGTCCAGCTTTATTAGCGTAGTTCTCAAGACCTCGACCAACAATTGGTGCGGCTTCACGGGCAATAGCCGATCCAGCCATGCCAATACCCTTGGCGGTAGCAAATGGGTCAATGCCGCCAGACATCATTTCAGCACCAAGTCGCACATCCCGCAGAGTTTGGTCGGCTGACTCAGGTGGACGTATGCCTGCGCTGGTTGCTTTGCTTTTCAGCCAATCACTGCCCATTGGCGTTTGGCCAACGTCAAACCCAAGCGCGCGCATCAAGCCAGCACTCAAATCAACAGGGAATCCTGCGGCGTCATAGGCTAAATCGCCGATGCCAGCAATGCCTGCATTCAGGACATCAATGTTTGACGGCTTTCGACGTTTGTCTTTGGCAATAGGTGGCGCAAAAGCCATTGCTTCCGGGTCACCTAAAAAGTCAAGTAGTGTTTTTGCCATAGTACTACCATTTTACCAAAAAAAACGCCAACTGCAATAGCTGGCGTAAGTTGAGTCCACTCAACAGGAGAATGCTGTCTAGTCTACGCTTTCTTTTGCCAAACGTCTAGCCTGTTCGTTGTAATGCCGGGCGATTTCGATCAGGGCTTCTTTGGTGTATTTCCTTAGAGTTCCGTCAGTCTCCAGAAGTTCCAATTGCCTTTCACCTATTCGCTCCAGTAGGCGCTTGCGGTACTCCACGTGGTTGCCTGCCAGCCAGTTGTTGCAATGTTTGCATTGACCGTGGACGTTGTCCTCCACAAACCGCATATGAGCCGCAGAGCCGACCGAGCGGTAGTGGCCAGCGTCAAACGTGTTTGGCTTGTCTCCCAGATGTGTCTCACATGAGATACAGGTCTTCCCTTTGTCCCTTGCCCTGATGTAAGCGTTAAAGGCTGTCTGGGCTTTCTTGACCAGTTGGGGCTTGGTCTGCATGGCGTCCAGCTTTAGCTTGGTTTCTTTCTTTTCGGCCTTGTCTACCACCTGCCTTGCGATTTGCATGGCGCAGGCTGGACTGCACACCTTTTGCATTGGTCTGACAGGAGTAAAAGGCACTTTACATTGCTTGCATTTTTTAGCCATCAATATCTACCCCATTGTTGGCGCACCACGCTTCCAACCAAGACACAAACTCAGACGCCTGATGTTTTTTGAAATCACGGGTTTGCAATCCCAACTGAATGACGCCAGTCCCATCAAGGTTAGGGATAAGTTGACCAGTGCTTTGGTTGGTATCCCGTAGGTAGGCATCGACAAGGATCCTCTTCCAGTCCTCTTCGTTGTACGTACAGCCTAAATGACGTGCCTGTTTAGAGGCCTTGCCGATGTACGTATGGTACAGTTTTTCCTGCTGTCTTGTCTTGCTTTCACGCTTAATCTCCAGCACCAGCGGTATGCCGCCGTCAAGAGCGTCCTTGATCTTCGGCCACAGTTGGCGCAGTTGAGTCAGCGCTTGTTTGCTGTCCTGTAATGTCATTTTCATATTCGTTCTCCCTAACTGCCGTCATGCAAGTGCGGATGGTGTGAGAGTGTCCAGCCCCCCGCTTACTAGCAATACGGTTAAGCGCCTCCCGTAGCCAAGTGTTGCGCTCGGCTTTGTCTTTGGCGTAGAACATCTGTACCAGTTCGCGAGCCGTTGCCATATTGTCAATTCGCTTTTGCTGGGCGGCAATCTTTTCAAAGTGGGCACGTTGCTCACTCGTAAATTTCGGCGTAATCGCCTGTGGCCTTGAGCGCTTCTGTAATAACAAAGGTGCTGTACTCATTTGAACCGTCTTTCACTTGGTCAAGGATTTTGCGCGCAATTTCAATGCTCATCATTCGTAGTCACCCGCAAGCGTATGCATAAGCAACGCCAGCATAAAAACAAACAGTATGAACGATAAATATAAAAACCAAACAGACCATGAAATCAACATAGATGTGACCCTCCTTAACATATTTGTGCATTTTGTTCCTTTTTTTCCGCCCTTGCTTGCTTTCGCAATTCTTTCCTGCGCTCGTACTCCATCCGACGGTCAAGGTTTGTCTTACGCGGCTTGGGCTTGTCCAACTTGTCTCCCGCGGCGTACACGGGTGTCTGATAGCGACCTAATGTATCTTGCCGCCAGTCACAGATATGAATAAGCCCTTGACCGTGTAAGGCTCGACACCACCTCCAAGAAGTCAGGATGGCTATCTCCAAGGTGTCAGCCAAATCGTGAGCGCTCATCCGCCGGTCGAGATGCTCAAACAACTTCCACGTCTTAGCCAAAATAATGTGATCGACCTGAATAAGTTTTCTAGGCATTGATAATCTTCCCCTTTTTTTGTTTAAGTGTTGCCGCAATTGTGTCCAACGCTTTGTCAAGCATCGCCAAAGTAGCGACCTCCATTTGTGCGTCATGCACCTCATAACCCGTTTTTATGGCAGAAAGTTCCTCGCCACGGCAAACGAACCTATCGTTTAACTCAAGAGACCGCTTACAAACGCCGTAGAGGGCACTAGAAGCGTCTAAAACTAGCTGACGGTACTCTACCCCTACCCCAAGCATACAAAGCGCCTCAGCGACGTTTATGACCCCGATTATGATGTCAGCTTCTTGTCGTGTTGCCGTGCCTTTTGTCAGCGAGTCCAAGGCGCTCATGTTTTTCAAGTGCATAGTGACGTATTCGGATTCCTTTGCGGATACCTTGGTCATGCCTGTGACAACCCAATTCATTGTGTCGAGCCTCACACCCTTTGGTTTGTACTTTGACCGCTTACGCATCTTGCGGCCTTTTGAATGCTGAGTTAATCTGGTCTCGAATATGCGCTGGCATCGGAACAGCTTTCTTCCTGTCAGCCATGATTTGCTTGAGAGCGGCGTCCTGACCCGCTGGTGCTGGCACAGTAGTCCGAGCAACGTCAGCGGCAACTTGGGCAAATGTCTGCTTTTCAGATTTCTGAGAACGAACCCAGTTGCGCCATGTCGCATCCCAGTTCAGCTTAACGCCCTTGGAACCAGCAACCGATGTCCAGTAGTCCCTGAACTCCTCCAGCACCTTACGCAGATTCAAGTCTGGTCTTTCAGCTTTTGACCATTCCGCTAATTCAGCATTAGGTTTCCAATCGGCTGGCAACCGCGACCCGCGTGTTGCACTTCTACTCTTCTTTGTCTCTGTCTCTGTCTCTGTCTCTGTCTCTGTCT